GATCACGCCCATCGTGCCCTGATGCTCGGCAGGCTTGAACGCCCGCCATGTAACCACCCCGGCGTCTGGGGTGGTCGATCCAGTGTCGCCAAGGTAGATACTCGGAACGTCAATGTTGCCTTGGCCCACGCAGAGCAGAAGGTCGAGGTATTGGATGCCGTTGTAAGGCTGCTGAAAGTTTTGCTGCGACCAATCAAACCATGTGTATGGCTGCGCTATGTAGTCGGGAATGGTCAGGACTGAGCCGTAGACCACAGGCACGGCCTCGCCAAGTCGCGCTGAGTTCTGGCCGCCTGACACATCATAGATCGTAAGCGGCTTGCCCTTTGAACCAGACGGTTCCTTGGGTCGGAAAAAATAGGTGAGGGCGAGAGAGGCACCCGCAAGGATTGCGCCGATGGCAAGCTGGATCAGGAATGCACTTAGCGTGATTGTACCCGGTTCAATGCCAGGCATGACCGCAATCGTCGCCACATCATCGTCGGCGAGCGGATAGTCCAGATCGTCGAGCGGCTTCTCGGTGGCGTTCACGTAGAACCGGCAGGGCATACCAAACCCATGCGGGTGGTGCTCTTGGAGCCAGTCAATCGCACGCAGGCCGTCAGGCAAGTGGTGGGTCTCCCGCGTGTGCGGTGCCAGCGGGTTAAGGAGGAGTACTAGCGATGCCACCGGTAGAACTCCGTCCGAGGATAAAATGTCATGAACCGTGACAGGGAATGCCACGCAGAGCCGAACGCTTTTGAAGCGTGGAGAACACCGCCAGCCACAAACACACCGACATGGTGCGGACGGTCGGCGCTGCCGACAATCGCGATGTCCCATTCTTCCGGCAGATCAGCAGGCCAATTGACCCTCACGGAGCGCCCACCGTCAACCTCGCCAGCCAGAGCCGCAGAGATCGCCCGTGAGGCCCCTTGCTGGCCGGGGGTGGGCTGATACCAGTCTGGCAACTCAACGCCGCGCACGGCCCTAAACACCGCCGCAACGAGCCCATAACAATCGTATTCGTCTGGACCTCGCGCGCCTTCGCGGTAGGGAAGCCCGACAAAATCATCCAAGGTCATCGACGGAGGCCCGGAAATGTTGCCAGTTTGTAGAAATTATACGGGAACGCCCTGCTCAAAACGTCCGTGCGGTTTGCCGTTGCAGACACCGCATCCCGGTTCACTTGCACGCCCGTGATGATGAGGGCCAGCGGCGGACTGTTCTGCGGGCTGCTCGAGGCCTGATCGAGATACACCCGGTATACACACTGCACCGGCTCTGACGGTTTAGTGATGGCGGCCTCAAGTGGGTCGATGAGTTCCCGACCGATGTTGGCAATGGTCAGCCTCATGTCCTGGTTGCCCTTGCCGTCGAGGGACGGCAGGACAATCTGGAATGGCATGACAGAGAAGGTCACCAGCTGGCCGGTTTCAAGAAGGTAGGACCACGGCTGGTTGTCGTTGGTCATATAGAACGTCTGTGGAAACAGAGAGTGGCTGAAGGAGAGTGTCTCTACATATCGCTGTGTCGCCGGGGCCGAAGCGTAAACCTCTTTAAGGGCTTGGCTGATCGTCATGATCTGCCAGCCCTCCGAAGCCCGTAACCGCGAGCAAGAGCCGCGTCGATCTTGTTGCCGCCGCGAATGAGCTTCTCGGCAAGCATGTCCTCGACCATAACTTCAAGTTCGCCTCTAGAGTTCTTGCGGGTGTTCACCGAGGCCGACGAGTTATTAATAACGGTCACGTTCATCTGGGGCGCTGAAGCACCGCTCATCGGCGTGATGTTGGCGGGGCCGTGGATGATCTCGGGGCCATTCTCGCCAGCGATGCCCCACTTGCCGGAGCCGAGGTTGCCGCCGTCAGCGTAGAACCCGCCAAACGACATCCCGCCAACTGTGACCCCGCCCATGCCACCGGCCAGCATCGAGAGCAGTTTGAAGATCGAAGACTTTATGAGTTGCGCGGCCAGCTGTGAAAGCTGTTGAGCAACACTGGCAGTCATGCTTGTGAAGGCGTCCTTCAGGCTCATTGTCCCGGAAATCAGACCCTCAATAGCGGACCCAAGCGTGTCCATGATTGTCTGGCCGATGCTCTGGAGCGCACTTCCAAACTCATATGCGGCAGGAACAGCCTCGCTGAACTCGTCTTGAAGCTGCTTCACGGCGCGGTCGTATGTGTCGTGCTCGATAACGCCCTGTTGCAACAGTCCGTTGAGGTTGCGAATGCCTAGCTGGTAGGACTCGATTGGTGTGCGGGTTGACTCCCACAAGGTTTGCCCTTCAGATTTCAGACGCTCAAGAGCATCCGTCGCCCCGTCAACTTCCTTTGTGATTTTCTGTATCTTGGGCGGATCAACTGGCAGAACGCTAACCTTGGAGGGGATCGGAGCGAACTGGCCGGGGCCTCCCATCGGCCCCATGTTTACAGACGGTGAGTTCTTCAGGAACCCCGGAGACTCTCCGAAGCCTGGCGTGGTCTTCCCGCCAAATACAGTACGCCACAACTCGCCGCCAGCTGTTGGCTTTGAGAAGTCTGGATTGATGATAGGGTCGAGCGCAGCCGCAACATTCTCAGCCCCTTGCAGCATCTTGACAACCATCCGCTGCCAAGCGGTTGCGATGCTTGCGATGGCCTGATTGTATGCTGTCTCAATCCGCTGTGCGTCTACAACAGACTCGTTCGCAAGGTAGTTCCCGGACTCCCGCATATTCCCGAACTCTTCCTGCCAGCCTTGAGAGCCAGTGCGGAGAGCTTCAACAAGCTGACGGCCAACCTTTGCGCCAAGCACTTCTGTCGCCATAGCCAACTGTTCGGCTGGCGTGCGCGCATTCTTGAGGAGTTCCATGAAGTCCAGAATGATCTGGTTCATAGTCTTGCCGGATGTCACCAGGCCATTCGCCGCGAATAGCTCGGCCAGTTTTGAATTGGTGTCTACGGACTGTTCCGCGATTGACTGAAGTCCGCGCGTCATCACATCGGTTGACGCGCCAGACGCAAGAGCGAGGCGGTTGAATACCTGCATCTGCTCGGCTGTGATGCCGATGCTTTCGGCAACGTCGCCCATATCGGCAACGCCTTTGAGCGCCACGATTGATTGGTTGAAGACACCGACAGCAGCTGCGCCGGTAGCGAACGCCTTTAGACCTTTGCCAAAGGTGGTAAGCGAACTCTGAGCCTGCGAAAGCCCTGCCGCAAACTGAGCGGTGTTGATGCCCAGCGACACATTCAGATTGCCGATCTGTGCTTGGCTCATTGCTCAGTCCTCAAGTCTGCCGGGTCGCCACCGAACGCTAGGAAGATCGACTTCATCGCGAACAGCATTTGATCGCCTGCCAGTTTCGGTTTGGGTGCGCCTGACTTAATCATCAGCGTCTCAAGTTTCGGCAGCTTCTCGGTTCGGTCCAGGGCCACTATATGCCACGCCAACCAAAGCCGTTCGTTCGTCTCGCGCTCGCGTATCTTTGCGGTTGCTCGAAACTCGCGATCTACTTCGCGCATTGTCAGGTCCCAGAACCGCGCGGGATCGTGGCCGCTCGCCATCCATATCAGGTGGAGATCGTCCCAATCGGTGCGTGCTTCTGGGTTTATGCGTTTGGGGCGTCGCCCTCAGTGGCAGGAGAGAACGCTGCTGTGAGCGCCTTGCCGATGGCCTCCGTAGCCGGTCCCATGCCAACGCGGTCGATGAGGTCGCCAGTCTGCGGAACGGTGAGGTTGGGCCGATAGAAGTGCAGCCCCGCCCAGAAGAGCGCGCGAACGGTGGTCACGCGCTGCATGTTTTGGAGAATTGAATTGAGGCCCTCTTCCAACTCTTTCTCAACCTTGCAGATCGCGTTGGTGGTAAACTTTAGGACATAGTCCTCGTCTGCCACCCGGAAGGCGACCTCGCCGCGCGCCGGGTTAGCCATTACGAAGCAGCCCAGGTGGGCTTGCCGGTGACTTTGAAGGTTGCCGTGGCCGACAGCTTTTCACCGAGGGGTGACTGCATTTCGTAGCTGGTCACGATTGCCTTGAACACAAGGTTGGCGCCAGCGTTATAGGTCAGCTTGAACTGCCCGACGGTCGCAGCCGTGAGAGCAGCAACGATGACATCCGTGTTGGACGGCACCCAGTTGATTTCGACGGTCGCCTCGCCAGCGTCCATGAGGCCGGGGATGAACTCGCGGAACTGGTCGGCGCTGTCCATATAGGTAACGTCGATTGCGTCGCGCTTGTAGCCGGGCCAGGTGATGTTGGTGACTTCGGCCAACTGGGTGTAGGTCGAGCCGTTGTAGATGGCGAAGTCTACGTTGTAGCCAAGGACAGCCGCTGAAGGCATGATTTAGGTTCCTTTCGTCCAAATGTTAAAATCAAGGCTGGTTCTGAACAGCTTATCGGGCGTGTCCGTGTCGAAGAAATCGTCGCGCTCGCCGACGAGGAACGCGCCTTCAAAGCGAACATTCCCGGTCGTGCCGCTGTAGCCGCTCAGGCGGGCCTCTAGGGCGCGGGCCACTGCCTTGGCGCTGCCATAGCTGGTGCCGAAGCAATCGCACTGGACGCGGCTGGAAACGTAGCCAGTGGGGCCGCTGTTCAGCGTCATGTCCCGCAGGCCGGAAATCTTGTAGAGCACCACGCGAGGCGAGGCCGAACCCTGCGGAGAGCGAACCCAATGGATGCGCGAGCCAACAATGGCAGGAAGCGTCATCACCGTGGCGTTCGCAGACGCATAAGCATTTGCCAGGAAGTCCAGCGCCAGCCCGCGCTCTGTGCCGTAGACCGACGAATGCAGCAACGCTTCCGCGCTGTTGGCCGCTGGGATAGCGAGCAGATATGCGACGAGGGCCTCTTCCATTTAGTATCCCGCCTCGAAAGCCATGAGCGCCGCCATTGACGCGCTCTGCTTTGCGGCCAGGGACTGCTTCTTGCTGCGGCCAACGCGCCTCGCAGCTTTGATTATCTCGTTGCCAAGTTCCGCCTTGATGATGCTCAAGGCTTGGTCTTTCGTAGAATCCCACGCGGGCCGCATGAACGGCTGCGGCGCTGTGTCATTGCTCCCGAACTCCACGATGTGGGCGTAACGGATCACGCCCTTGCCGCGAGCGGGGCCGACATAGGTTTCCGCGAATGAGCCCTGCCCTTTGTTCGCCCGCCGTGCAGCGAGAAGTGCAGACCGGGCGGCAGCCTTGCCAAGACCGGCCCTCATTGCGGAAGCAAATTCTGCGCTTCCCGTCTTGTTCTTGATCCGCGTTGAGGCGGTGATGCTGTCGCGCAGTGTTCCCGTCTTCACCGGTACTTGGCGCTTGGCCTCCGCAACAATCGGCTGCGCTGCCTTATCGAGCGTGCGCTTCAGGACGTTGCGAGCCGTAGACTTCGGGAGCATCCCCAGCGCCCGGTCCAATTCCCGCAAGCCGGCGACCGACACCATCACGCTCATGGCGTTTCCGCCCGAGCGGTCGCGGTGATCTCAACGTACTCGTTGCGCCCGATTAACTTGACGCCGTTTATATCGTACTCGCGCCCGTTGAACGTCAGCCGGTCGCGGGGGTCTACGGTCGCCGTTGTGGTTGACCACCGGATTGTGAACCGGGCCTGCATATTCGCCAGCGTCTCGCCTGCCCGCATGCGCTCGCCGTCGTTTACCGGCACCATCTGCGCCCACACGGTCGCCAGCGTGGCCCAGGAATAGACGGGCTCATTGAAACCATCGAGGGTTGAGGATGCCCGACTGAGGACAATCCTGCGGTCCAGTTGCCCTGCGTCCATGTCAGACGCCGCGCCGATGGTTAGAGATCAGCGCATTGACTGCGAACGGAAGCTCGGAGGTAATGTTGCCGACGTTCACAGTGGCGCGGTTTTCATACCAGTGAGCGATAAGCATCAGCAGCGCGTGGCAAATGTCTTCTGGTGCCGTCGCGTAACCAATCGCCGCCGTGACCGTCACACGTGAACCAGACTGCGTGGTGGGCCAAGTCTGGTCAGTCTTCAAAACAATGCCAACGTCAAGGCCATCGGCTCGCACTTCATAGACAGTGCTGGCGAGAGTCTGCGATGCGCCCGTGGCATCAAGGTAAGTGATGGAAGTGATGGAGGAAACCGGGGCCTCTGGAAGACGAGCAAGGTCCGAGAACCCATCACACTTGAATGAAACGCCCGTGCGCGCGGAAAACCGCGATGCACAAGCAGCCTCGATGTGCGCCCGTGCCGCCTTGATTAAGCTGTTGATCAGCGTGTCATCATCGGAATGATCCACGCGAAGTTGCGCCTTTGCCTGTGTCAACGTGACAGGCTCAGACGCTGGGGCGGCAACGGAGGCGGGATACCACATGGCTATCGCTTCTCGCGGGCCTTCTTGGTGGCCGTCTCCACCGATGCCACAGCAACGGGCTCGGCATAACCGGCTTCAATCATGCGGATGGCTTCGGCTTCGGGAAAGCGGTCGGTTTCCGTGCCAGCGTCCAGCGCAAAGTCCACGCCAGCAAATGATACGAGCAACTTGATCTTCATGTCGGAAACTCCAAAGAGGAAAGGCGGGAGCCAAAGCCCCCGCCCTATGTGCCAATTTAGGCCGTGACGAGATGCTTGACAGCCGCCGACTGGCCGATCTCGCCGTCGAAGCGGATCAGGCCAGCGATGCCAAGGTCCGGCCAGAAACGCTCGCGCATGACGCCGACCACCGGGCCGCCGACCTTGCGAACGTAGAACTTGCCGAAGTCACCGAAGAGAACGACCTTCTTTGCGGTGGCAATCGAGTCCATCGACGGGTTGATGCTGAAGCGATAACCCAGCAGAGTGCCCGGCTGACCGGCGGTAACATCGCCCATCTGCCAGAGGTAATTGCCCTGGCCGTCCTTGAGCTTGCGGATCGCAGCAAGGGTCGAGTCATTGAACATGAAGCGAGCCTTGGGCGACTGCCGGTAAGCCGGGTCAACCGAGTGCAGCAGATCAATGATTTCGTCTGCGGTAATGGCCGTTGCGGAAGCCGCCGTCTTGCCAGCCGACGAGGCCGTCACGATGCCGTTCGGGGCCGAGGAGCCCGTGCCGGTAGTCAGCTGAGCGTTAGCAATGCGAGCAAGGCGCTCGCCAAGCAGATCGCCAAGCAGCTGCTCCATCGCGAAGAGGCTGTCCGAGTTCAGCTCCCAAGACCAGCGAACGAAAGCCGTGTCAAAGGCGAAAGCGTCAAGCGACTTCTGGCCGAAGGTGACGTCCTTGCTGGCGTCATCCGTGAGCGCCGTCGCTTCGGTGTGAGCAACCGCAGTGACAGAGGTGTCATCGGTGGTCGGAATCTTGAGCGGGTTGCCAGAGGCGGTGGTGATCGTCGTGCAGATTGCTTCATCATACATCGGACCCCAGAGCTTCATGGCGCGGTCAATGAAACCAGCCAGTTCGGTCGGGACGGTAAAACCACCAGCGGTCGTGGTGCCAGCGGTCTGGGCGCGAGCTTCAAACTTGGTCGCACCCTGACGCAGAACGGAACGCTCCTCTGAGGTGAGTTCGTCCTGCATACCGCAGACCACCTTGGCAAACACCATACGGTATTCCGGGGTGTCAGCCTTGTCCTGGCCGCGAGCTTCGCCGTCCTGCGGGATCGGGCGCTGCTTGGCGCGGGCCTCTTCGGCGCGGCGTTCAGCTTCGGCGACCTTCTCCTCGCGCTTGATCGTGGCGTCGAGCTTGTCGAACTCAGCCATGATCTTGTCGTGACGTGACTCAAGTTCCGCAGCGCGGCTCTCGTCGGCGTTGGACTTGATCTCTTCAAGAGCGGAACGGGCTTCGGTAACGAGGCGGCCCCGCTTGTCGTGCAGATCGGTGATGGACATTGTAAATCCTTTCTGTCCATGGGGTGAAAAGGCCAGCAGCGGGAAGCCACTCGCCGACTCCGCTTGCGCGGGTGAAACTCAGATGTTGCGGAACTTCTGTTCCTGCGTCGCCTTGCGCTTTAGTCGCGCAGCGGCGTTGTTAAAGTTCTGGCGCTGGCGTTCCTTGCGAACGGCGGCAAGCGAGCGCGCTGCGGCTTCAGTCTCAGGATAGGCCGGGAATGTAACGACTGAGACATCCCAAAGCGCCCCGACCCTTTCAATGGTGCGGAGAGCCATGTCGCCCGTCTCGTCCCAAATCTGCACGCCGCCTTCCATCGTGAACGCAAATGACATCTGGTCGATGTCGCCGCGCTGCATTTTGGTAATGAGGTCGCGCGCATCCTGCGTGTCGGGGGGATCAATCTCAACCTTGAGGCCGCGCTCGTCTTCCGTCAGCCGCAGCGTTCCAGCCTTGAGGCGACCAAGAACGTGATCCTCCTCATGGTTGAACAGCGCGCGAACGTCAGAAGTCTTGAGCGCCTCGGCAAAAGCGCCCTTGGCAATCTTTTCGCGGAAGCCCCATTCCCTGCCGCCGATCACCGTCTCGGTATCGAACACGGCGGCATAGCCGGAAATCATTGGGATATAGTCGGCACCATCTTCTCGCTTTTCGACCTTGAGGCCGGTCAAGAGACGGAGTTCGCGGTTGTTCATTGAGGCATCTCCTGCGCGGGCGGCTTGTTGCCAAGCGGCACGGTTGCGCCCTGAATGTGCAATTCGTCTGCGGCCACGTTGCTGTGCGCTGGCCTGTTCTCGATCAGACGCGCTTCATTCGGCGTCAGGACACCGCTCTGGATGGCCTGAGCCAGACCAGTCATGCGGGAAGCAAAGTCACCACGGAGCAGACCATCGAGGTTATGCTCAACGTATTTATTATTGTTTAGACGCCCGAACAGCTTGAGGTTCAGTTCGCCTTCGAGCGCGGCCGCCCACTGGCCGACGAGGTGCTTGACGAAGAACAGGTCCTGCTGTTCCGAATTGCTGAACGTGCCATGCGTCAGGTCTTGCAAGAAGACCGGCGGCATCTGATAGGCGCGAGCGATCTCCTCAACCTGGAACCGCCGCGCCTCCGTCATCTGGCCCTTCTCGGGATCAAAGCCAATCGGCTTCAACTCATGCCCCGGCGGCATCGGTATGATCGGCTTCTCGCTCGACTTGGCGACTTCAATGGCGCGGTGAATGTCGGCCATTGCACGCTTCATGGCTTCTGCGCCTTGGGGCAATGGGCCAACAAGCGCCAGAGGCGGGACACCACCGCCCGCAAAAAAGCCAGACGCATAGTCGTTCATCGACAGCGCGAGCTGGATGGCCTTTTCCGCAAGCGCGATAGGCCCGTAATGCTTGAGCATGTCATGCTGGAGCATGAAGGCAATGTCGATCACATCGGACGCAGGATACTCGCGACCGTCCAGCCCGTAGATGATCCGACCATTGACACGCTTGATCGTCGCCTTGGTCGGGTCCATCGGCCAGATGGCCTCAATGTTTGGCCCCGCCCGCTCAATCCACGCCAGACCGCGACCGCCTGTGAACACCTGTTGCCAGAAATAGGACCGGAATTTGAAGGCGTCCATGTCCGGGTTAGGGTTCTCATGGATGATGATTTCGATCTTCCCGGTCAGGCGCTCCGGTCCATCTGCCGTCCGCTTGTAAGCATGGAGCGGGAGGGCCGCGAGGGTCCGAGAGAGGAACGCAACAGCGGAGTGAACCGCCGGAACCTTCAGGGCATTGTCAATTGTCACAGCCGGAATGTTGCCGCCCGAAATGCCGAAGAACCGCAGGAAGCTGTCGGCGGATACGGGGATCGCCGGATTCTCAATGCTCCGGGCCTCGGCCACTGGCTGGCTGCGGCTGAATAATTCTCGAATGTTCATCAAGCCACCAGCGTAAAATTGGGATCGTCCCAAGGTGAAGCAGTCTCGCCGCCGCCTTGGGTGTCGCGGGCTTTCAGCCCTATTGCCATTGCCGCAGCCACCGCACCGTCGATGCGAAACCGCGTCTTCGACTTGTCCAGTTTCCGATTGCCTGCCGGGTCTGTGACCGCGACGGCATTGGAAAAACAGAGGCCCAGAACGGGGTTGCCGTCGTGAGCGAAGCGGCGTTCGATCACCGACACCTCGAGGGCGTCGATGGCCGGTGCCATGTCCTTGAACCCCTGCCCGAATGGCACAAGGCGCATGCCATTCGGCACCGTGTCCTTGCCATCGACGTAGGACGCGAGGCCGATGCCGTCGAGTTCACGGATCAGGTTGTCGATGCGCCAGCGGTCGTATGCTAGGCCGCGTACCTCATAGTCGCCCGCGATCTCCGCAATTGCTCGAGCAACAAACCCGTAATCAATCGCCCTGCCCTGCGGCGCTTCTATCCAGCCGTCCTTGACCCACTGCCCATATGGCGCTCGGTCGCGGTGTTCGTGGTCACGGATCAGATCACCCGGCTTCCAGAACCACGCCTTTATGCGGTCGCCGTTGTCGGCGCTGATCGCCACTAGTGCGGTAAGGTCAGTGGTCGATGACAGGTCAAGCCCCAGATAGACCGGCTCGCCGTGTTTCAGCGTCTCGTCCACGAGGCACGCATTCCATTCAGACCGCGCGATAAGCGGCGATTGCGCGTCAACCCGTTGGTTGAGGTAGTGATTCCTAAACGTCGCCTCGAAGCTCGGCATGCGAGCGGCACGAAGCGCCATTGTCCGCATGTCATCGAGGCTTCGGAAATCGCCTAGCGCCGGGTTCGCAGCTTTCCAAGTGGCTTCGTCGAATACGTCTTCGACATCATCCGGCACCGCATACAGGTGTGTGACCGTGGTCGGATCGTCAGACCGCAGCCCGTCATCAATAAGCTGTGACAGGATATGTTGCGGATCGTTGCTCTGCGTCGAGATGACGATGAACAGCGGCTCCGAACGCGCGCCCATCGAGGTGTCGAGAACGTCATACAGTTCGCGAGTTCGCGCCTGCGCAAGCTCGTCGTAGATCACAACGCTCGGGTTCAGCCCGTGCTTCGAACCCGCCTCCGCGGATATGGCTCGGTAGAACGAACCGTTGGACCGGCACACAATCGTTTTCGTGGATGGCACCACAGTCAACATCGCCGCCAGTTCTGGGTCGGCGCGGATGATCTGCTCCGCGACCTTGAAAATAATGCCCGCCTGCTTTTGCTCAGTCGCTGCCGAGTAGATTTCCCCGTTCGGGATCGCTTCCGGCCCGACAAGGTGAGCGATGCACAGCGCCGCAATGATTGCAGACTTGCCGTTCTTTCTAGCGACACTGAACACAGCGCGCCGAACAATGCGTCGCCCGCGATCGTCTAACGGATCGTAGACATCACGGATGAACTGCTTCTGCCATTCGCGCAGCTTGAACGGCCCGCCCTGCCCTTCACCGCTTGGGATGGTAAGGCATTCGATAAAGGCGATTACTCGCTCAGACCGCCCGGAAATGCGACGAGGCCCGCGAACTTGCTTTTCGGCTTCTCGTCCTTGGGAACCTTGAGGCTCGCCCTTGCGGCGGGGTCTAACCCGAGACGGCTTCCGATCATGGCCATCTTCTGCGCCGCTTCGTTCAGTACCTTGATACATGGGTTGACGTACGATCTTCCTTCCCCTTCACCGGGGATTACGGCGCCCTCGCGCTTAGCTTGCATCGCCGCGCTGCGGTGCAGATCGGAGGCCACGCAATAGGCGGCCAGCAGATCCTGATCCGCAGCGGTGTAAACGGTCGAGGGCATCGAGCCGATGACCCGGTCCCAGACTTCGCGGGCGTAGTTGGAAACATAGTCGGGCGGCTGCGGGCGGCCATTGGCCACGACGGCATCGTCCAGGTTCAACGGACGCTTGGCCGGATTCCCCTCAAGGCGCCGGAGTTCCAGCGGCTTCGGTTTCGTTCCGCGTTTGCCCATGCGTTTTTCTCAATGCTTTCTGATCGGAATGGTTGGAATAGGGTCAAAAACCCTCAAAAGTTGCGGCGTAAATATTTGTTGGTCGGCACCGCTGTTCTGTCGGAACCCGCTAGAGATTTGACCACCCCCAGCGTGGCGCCGCGGGGGCGAGGGCTTGGTCGGCGGGGCTGGCTGGTACCCCTGTGGCTGCGCCTCAAGGTGCCAGCGTGTGGCCTCCTACGGGCTTCCTACAGGCCATCCATCTAGCCCGATGATTGGCTTTGCCTTGCCTGTTCGTTCTTCGCTCTGCTTGTGCCTGTCGTGGCACGGCTTGCAGAGGGACGACAGGTTGGCCGGGTCATAGAACAGGGCAACGTCGCCCTTGTGGGGCTGGATGTGGTCGCAGACGGTTGCAGCTTTGATGCGTCCCTCATCAGCGCACATGCGGCAAAGGGGGTCAGCACCGAGGTGGATCAAGCGCAACTTGCGCCAGCGTGTTGAGTTGTAGAGGTGTTGCCAGGATGCGTTGTCTGCTCGACTCTGGCGCACGGTGGCTCCTGGTGGGGTCTGACGGGCCGGGACATGCAGGCGATGTGATCCGGCTGGGATCGTCCACCCCTACTTCGCGGTGGGCTTTCAGGGCCGTCAGATTGGGTGGGCAAATCGTTCGATTGTGCCTGTATCTCACGTACCCACCGGGGGGTGGGTAGGGTTATTTTATGAGGCCGTAGACCGCCGCCCACGCACAGCCCAAAGCCCCCCGGCAGCAAGCAAGGTCATCCACAGTTTTCCGACAATCTGGCCCTCAACGTAGGCAAGGCTGCCAAAGGCAATCAGCAGGAACGCGGCACTATCGGCCACGGCACCTACGGCACCGGATGCCAGCACTGCCAGTGGAAGGTTGCGGTTACGCAGCGGGGTGTACACCGCAAGGTCCAGCGTCTCAGCCAGTGCAAAGGCCACGGCGCTAGCCAGCACCAGCGCAGGGGGCGCAACCAAGGCCGACAGCACCACGCCGCAGATGATGGCCGCAATGGCCCAGCGCGTGCCGAGTAGCTGCTGTACGGCATCACGCAGCACGAGCCCCGCGCCGATCATCAGGACGCCAGACGGGGCCATTAGGCCAAGGCCGACCGGGATCAAGCACGGGCCGTTAGGGATGCACTCAGTCCCGATGTTGCCGATCAGCCAATTGGCGGCGGGAATGGTGGCAAGAAATGCAATGAAAAGAAGATATTTCAAGCGATTAACTCCATTTGCTCGAAGGTCGGGGTCCAGGTTACAGGGCATTGCACGGCGTCGATAACCCTAGCCATCGCCTCGGGGCAGGAATTGCTGTCCTTGAAATTGCGGGCCACGTTCACGCTATCGACTGATGCAAACGGCCACCGCTTTCCGGCCACGGCCATTCCGCGCAGCATGTGAACCCACGGCAGCGGGCCATTGCGAGAAAGCGCATTGAACGCCTCATCAGTGCGGCGGCACCATGCTTCCGAGCCGACTTGCCAATAGGCTCCCGACGAGCCGAAGCAGACGCGGCCAAAGTCCTGCGCGAAGTCCAACAACACATTCAGAGGCTCCCCCATGTGCCATACCGGAGCGCCAAGTTCCTTGCGGAACGGCCATTCCTTCACAAGCTGCGCGTTCGCCTCCACGTCGCCGTCGATAACGTCAGGGATAACGCCCCAATTCGGATGACCAAGACGAGGCTCAAGCCAGCGGTAGAAGGCTGACCAATTCACGGCCTTGCCCTTGGTGTGCAGGCTGAATGCACCGTTATCCCACATCACGCTTTGCCCGATCCGCAGACAAATATCGGCGTCAGCCGGATTGGCAAACGAGACGCAGAAGTTTTTGCCCGCCATCTTCCAGAGTTGGTCACGCGGCGTCAGCGGGGTGCCGTGATAATGAATGGTCACTTCACCAGCCCGTAGAACTTCGCAAGCCCTTGCAGGCCGATGGCAATGGTCGTGGTCCCTGACGATGCCGCCTTGTCCTTGCCGCGATAGCCCCGGAAACGCCGCCCAACGTCCTGCGGCACGATGTCGTTGATGACGAGCCAGTGAATTGGTTTGCGAATTTCGAACGTGTCAAGCAGACGGTTTGCGTCTTGAAATCGTCTCACGTGAAACACTCTGCGCTCGGCAGCGCCCATGCTGCCGGAATCGGCACCGAGGCCCGAAACGTAGTCCGACCATTTCATCGTGGTCTGAGACGGTGCGTGAAACCCTATGTACCAATCTGCGTAAAATTTCTCACCAGCGTCTCGCTGCGGTCCTGTCAACAGGCCGTTGCGATAGAGGTTCTCGAGAGCCGACCACACCCGGACTGCGCCGCTGCGTTTGATTGTGCCGCCTGCCAACGTCTCCGACATTTCGTCGTAGGCTTCACCGGCCTGCGCCATGCGCTCTGGCGTGGCGTGCACGGCACCTGGTATCTGTCCCAAACGTCTGCGGCGGTTGCGGGTCATTACGTCACCACATACTTGCGGATCGCTTCACCTAGCTTCTCAACCCTGCCAAGACGGTCGGCAATATGCGCCAGAACCTTGTCCGCTTTCTGGCCCTCTACCAAGGCATTGACCTTCTCATAGTACGTGCGAGCCTCAACCAGGGCTTTGCGGGCCTCAACTGACAGCGCCTTTGCCTGCTCGTAGAACTCGTTCATTTCCTCATTGGTGCCAACGTCACCAAAGTTCTCGGCGCGTATGTCTTCTACCCACTTGCGAGGCACGCCAAGGTCAGTCGCCACCTTTTGGTCCGACCAACCGGCATCATAGCCGCGCTTGGCGTCCAGATAGACAGCATCAAGTTTGGAAATAATGATCCGGCGATCATCGCGGGTCATATTGCGCGGCGGCTCCTCGCTCGGCGCTGTAATAGCGGAAACAACTTTAAGCATTGCGGGCTTTTTCTCCTTCATTGTGTTTGTGCAGCCGGGGCAATAGTCCCACTGGTCATTTGCGCCGATAGTCCAGCCTTTTTGCACCAGTTTTTTCTCAATGACATTTGCGGGGAGAAGGCCGTTTGTTTTCCCAATTTTGACAACTGCTGAGACGCCACATTTTCGGCAGCAACTTCTGGAAACCGTAAGCCACTGGCCTCCGTATCTTTCCGAGGTGGCTTTAAATTGTCTTTGTGCGCTCATTCAAACCTCCTTGTTAATGATCTCGACAATGGTTCACGCGGCAACCTCAGACGGCGGGAATTCGCTTGGCACGGTAAGGGCATCAAGTTTCTCATAAAACGCCGCGCCCTTCGGCCTCGTCCGGTAGTAGGCAATCCAAGCCTCGTAAGCCGCCGTGCCGCGCTTCACGCTTGGGAGCGCATAGGGCTTGGCGGTCTTGCCGCGCAGTTTGCCTTGAATGGCCTTGAGGCTTTCGGCTTGCGCCTTGGTCACGGAATGCTTGGCCTTGATCGAGTGGAGGAAATCGGACTCCCACTCGTCGAGGGCCTCACCGTGGTCGTGAAGGATCGCTTCAGCCACTTTCTTGTGAACAGGGTTTTCAGCGGAGCGCGCGTCTTTCTCTCTCTCCTCCCTTTCCATCCTCCCTCCTCCCTCCTCCATCTGCGGAGACATTTCCCCACTGGTGGGGAACTGGTGGGGAACTGGTGGGGAACTGTCACCACTTGATCCCGTGTAAGATTGGAACTGAGCCGGGATAAAGTGCAGGCAGTTCGGCTTTTTTGGTCGCTGAAACCGTAGAAAGTTCCGAACAAGCCCATACTTGCGTTCGTTGTGTTCGTAACTCTTGATACAGTTTGCGGCCTCAAGTTCCGCCAAAATAGGCTCAACAGACCCGTCACGGTTGCCCCGCAACTTCAGGCGAAGCTGCACCGGCTTCCACTCGAATGCGCCCTGATCGTCGCACTCGGTCCAGAGGCCGATGAAGAACAGTTGCGCGGAATCTGACAGGCATACGAAGGCTTCGTCGGTCCAAAGGCCAGGATGCACGGAACGGATGCGGCTCACTTTTCACCCCCAGAAATATGGTCATACATAATGTTTTGAAAATCGGTCCAGTTTCGGCACCACTTGGCAATCTCGATAAGTTCTTGCGGGTCTAGTCCATCAGCTATTGCCGCCTTCATCAGGTTGATAACATCGCGTTCATCGACATAGCGAAGCCGCTTGCGGAGTATGCCGCGCGCGTAAAAAATGCACTTCATTGTCTCTGTCAGGCCACCGCGCCTGTTAGTGTCTATGATGCGCGGCACCATCGTAAATGCGCGGTTCCAACTTTCACTTTTGATCTTGCCAGCATCGCCTTCAACTAGGTACTGGGTGAAACTTGTTTCGATTGCCGCAAATATCTCTGCGACCGTGTATTTCTTGAGCCACTTTCGGATGTCCCGCTCTCCAGTCTCGTTGGCTATAAACGTGGCATACTTGAGAAACTCATCCTGAATGGCGCTTACATAGTCCGTATCAAGGTCACGAAGGCTTTCGCGCCACTCCACCATCATTTCAAGCTGATGCCGCCGCTCGGCCAATTGCTGCAACTGGTCGCGTTGCTTCTCAATAGCCGAATTGTCTGAAAGCAACTTATGGGACTTTCCGAGATTGCACCCAACGCAAGCTGTCACCAGGTTAAGGATGTCGTTCTCACCGCCGTCGGCCACCGGCTTGATATGGTCTATGTGGAGCAGCACATCAGGGGCCTTGGAGCCGCAATACTGGCAAGTGAAAGAGTCGCGCTTAAACACCTCAAAGCGCAGCGATTTGGGAATTGGCTTTCTCATGCTGCCCTCCGTGTTCTCAGTATTGCCAAAGTCGATTTAACCGTGCGGCGGATCAGGTCGTTTGAATATGTCGCCGCGCTCTCGGTTGCATGGGGCGCGCAATAGCTCTCGCCGCCTTCGGTGCCGTGATTGCAAAACATATGGCCCCCGGGAACGTCTCGGTTATAGCCGACAGGCCACCGGCAACCTGTCACCTCAATGATGCCGCACACATTGCCGTAGGCGGGCGCTGGGGCGGGCTGCTTGACCGGGCGCAACATTGCCCCGCCCGCAGCGGTCTTTGCCGTCTCGGGCCTTGCGCGGGCCGTCTTGCGGGTGCCGGTGGGCTTCATCGGCACCGGCCTCACAATGCCGCGCCTGTCGCGTATCCGGTGCCACTTTCCTATCGCCGCATTTTTGCCACAGCCTAGTTCCGCGCCGATCTGGCTGAAGGACTTCTTGCCCTCCAGCACCATGGCGACCAGCTGGTCCATTACCGCTTCCGTCCACTCGAAATGGATCATGCGAGCACCACGCATCCGCCCTTGCGCGGCTCGCCCTTCCAAATTGTGAAACAGAACTTGCTGTCATCAACGCCAGCGACTTCTGACAAGGCATCAATCCCGGCCTTGAAGGCGGCGGTGGCGTTGTCCACATCCCGGCGTCGCGCATCGGGCGGGCAAAACTCAAGCGCGAACACCGCCCTGCCCCGAAGTTCGTCACGGTGCTGGCTCAGGATGGCGAAGCACTGGAACTTGTATGCCTTGAAAGCCCGCGCCTTCACGGCCCAGTGGGGCTTGTGATTAGGGTTCAGCGTTGCCGGTGGAAAGGGAAGCTCGATCACGCCAGTACCCGATACTGATAAAGCCCGCGCGAAACGTAGTTGCGCTCTACGGTGCACCCACCCAGCGATGGCTTCCGCAAATCGCGGAGCCGTGCCGAAACGCTGGCTTCCGGGTGACCGGTAAGGGCCGATATTTCGGCCAGCGTGCGCCATTGTCGGTCGTGCATAAGCCGGTAAACATCCGCCGACTGAGCGTTGAGCCGCTTGCCGTCGCGCTTGGCGTCGAAGGTTTCACCCGCGCGGTCGCCAAGAATTGCGGGCGGGGTCCATGAGAGGAGGTCGGGCTGCATCATGTCAGCCCCTCACGCTCAAGAGCGGCGCGACCGAGGGGCAGATCGGCAATCATGCCAAGCGCCGCCATGTAGGTGTCGAGCAGCGCCTGCTCTTCGTCCCGCTTGGCTGCCTCCTTCTGTCGAAGCGCGACTACCTTGCGAATGATTTTTGTGTCGAAGCCGTTTGCCTTGGCCTCGGCGTAGACTGCGCCAATGTCGGCAGAAATGCCCTTCTTGTCATCCTCCAGGCGTTCGATGCGCTCAACAATGGCGCGGAGTTGTCCGTTGCTCATGTGTCCCTCTTGGTTCTGGTGCGTGCCTCGATTGAAGTGTTGGTGACGCCGAGAGCCCTGGCACACGCGCGCTTGGACAGGCCCCACATGCGAAGCTCGATCAGCCGGGCGTCCTCGTCGGGCGTCCACTGGTGGTATTGCTGCCGCTTGCCTTGAGCGCGGGGCGTCACCGTGTAGCCGTGTATGGGGATATGATCGCGGGGCACCTCACGGGTCACGACAGCGCCGGTAATCCGGTCGAGGTACGTCTCTGTACCGTCGAGCGCGCGGCTGATCCGTAATTCCATCGCGTGAGGCATGTGTTCCCTCAGTTGGAAAAAAGGCCGGTGGATTTTTAGGCCGCACCGGCCAGTTCAGGGAGGTGCGCGGATAACCCGCCGCGCCGGGGTTACGCAGAACCGAATATGTCAGGCCGCAGATCGGCCCGTTTGATCTTGCCCTTGCTGGCTTTGTGGATCGCGGCGGCCATCGCAGGCGAAACACGATTGCGCTTGACCGCACACCAGACGGCGTGTTGGCTGTAGCCCGTTGCAGCCGCGAGCTTGGACATGTTGCCGAAGTGTTCAACGGCGCGAGAAAGGG